GAAGAGTAATGCCAAATTATATAGTTGATCTGGATTTCACAACGCCGGTTGTTGATGCATTTTCACTGGATGCACTGATTGAACCTGCTAACCCTACAGTGCCCGTTGTGGTGCCTGAAGTGGCTTCTGTTGTGCAGTTTAAAAGCCAGCCAACGGGTGAATTTGTTGATTTGCTGGTAACAGATGACGACGTTGTTCTTGATGGTATTGGTGTGCCTAGTCAGATTGATGGACGTTCATCCATTGCTCAAGACATAAAGCACATGATACGCGAGACAGGGTTGTTAATAGAGTTGATTGGCGAAAGAAGCGCGTCAAAGATCGCGGTCAATATGAACCGTATTGAAATTAAAATAGAAAACGATTTACGCATAAAGCCTGGAACCGCTCGTGTTACTCGTACCGAGATTGGGACGTTTTATATGACGGCAAAAACGGTTAAATATGGTGACTTGGAATTTTACTTATGAATGATACAAATAAAGAGTTTGCCGCCATTGTTGAAAATGCGGGGATTCCGACAACGGATGAAGGTCTAAAAGCAAAGTGGCAAGAAGAGGTCACTGCACAAGGTTCAAATATAAATAACAATAGCGAGTACTCGCCGTTTTGGCGTTTGGTCAGTGCATTGATCACTATACCCGTTCAATGGATTATAGTGTTGCTGGTTAATGAGGTTTTGCCGAATTCCTATTTAAAAACGGCGTCAGGTGTTTTTCTTGATATGTTGGCATGGGCCGTTGACGTAACGAGAAAACAAGCGGTTAAAGCCCTCGGTAATATACAGTTTTCTAGGCTTGATGTGTTGGGTGAACTTCAAATACCCGTAGGCACAGTAGTGCAGACCGTAGCAATTAATGGAAAGGTTTATCGCGTTGTCACTACTGAAGCGGGAACAATGGCCGATGGTGTTTCTTCCGTTAGCGTACCTGTTGAAGCATTTGATACGGGTGATGGCTATAATCTTTCTGCCGGTTATTATTCTATTCTTCTTGAACCTATTCCTGGTGTTACAGCGGTATCAAACCTGGAAGATTGGTTGACGGTTCCAGGTGCAACAGAAGAAACTGACGATGATTTGCGTGACCGATCTAGAAACCAATTCAGCGCGGTTAATCAATGGCATACGGATGCAGTGTACCGAGCGATTATTTCAAGCTTTGATGGTGTAAAGTCAAAAAATATTTTTTTCCAGCATGATGCACCACGTGGGCCTGGAACTGCTAACGCATATTTGATGTTGGATATTGGTACACCTGCACCTTCGTTTATCGCTGAAATACAATCAGAGATAACGGATAACGGTAATCATGGCCATGGTGATGATTTGCAGCTATTCGCTATTCCTGAAACGGTTCATCCTGTCACAGCGTCAATATGGGGTATTAACAATTTATCAGAAGAAAGAAAGCTTCTATTAAAAGGTGATGTTGAAAATTTCATAAGATCGGCATTTAGAGAAAACACAAATTATACCGCAACACTGGTTACCCCTTTGTCTAGTTTCTCTTTTAGTAATTTGGGGCGAGAGCTACATAATGCGTTTCCTGACCTATTCTCAATTAATTTTGTGAACACCGACATTATTAGTTTGATTGAAATTCCACGTATTGGATCGCTTACGGTGACCGTACAATGAATATAAAATTACCTTTTTGGCTAAATAAAATTGAAGTTGAAAAGCTTAGCAAGGCGGCGTCTGCTTACTGGGATTTGGTAGCGTCTTGGTTGGAGTGGCCGTTGACCCAAATGGACGCGGAATCATGCACGGAGGGTATGTTGGGCCTGCTGGCGTGGCAGCGAGATATAACCCGTTTTAGCACTGAGCCGCTGTCACTTTATCGGCTGCGGGTAAAGTACGCGTTTATAAATTCGGTGGATGCGGGAAGTGTTGCCGGTATTAAAAGAATTTTTGTTCGATTGGGTATTGGGTTTGTTGAGGTGTTTGAGCGTCAGCCAAGCCGTGATTGGGATGTGATTATTCTTCGTTTAAGCGATACGCAGTTGTCACAGAATCATGATCTGTTGCAAGTGTTGTTAGAGCAATACGGGCGTACCTGTCGACGCTATGAGATAGAAACACTTACACCCGTACAGTGGGGTGTTTCTTCTACAGAATTTAACAATGTGTTTTACACTGATGTGGCTGAATATTAAAAGGGGAAGTTTATGCCTGCAATACTTAATCCAGGGCGCGATCTTATTGCACAAAAACAAGGTGCCGGACAGCCTTTAATTATTGATCGTTTTGTATTGGCAAATATTACGGGGCTTGATGATGCTGCGGCAGTTGGGCTTGACGAGGCTATGCCTGTTGTTGGTGATATTGTTTTTACGGGTGCGGTTACCGATAACGGCTATGTTAACCCTGATCAAGTGGTTTACAGCTTGTTGTTGGGTTCTGGTGTCGGTGATTTCGATTTTAATTGGATCGGTTTGTTGGCTGATGATGATACGTTGGTTGCTGTCGGTTATTCACCGTTGCAACAAAAGCGAAAGACGGCTGGAGTTACGTTGGGTAATTCAATTACACGTAACTTTTTGATAGCGTTTACTGATGCTCAAGCATTAACGAATATCACTATATCAGCACAAACATGGCAAATTGATTTCACGGCTAGATTTGACGCTCAAGATGAAAGGGCGCGTGAAACGGACAAAGACTTTTACGGTGATCAAACCTTTTTAGATGATGGTTTTCAAATCGTGAATGATGCGGGAACCTATAAGATGAAAGCCGGTGCTGGCTATGTTGAGGGTGTTCGTATTAACAGCGCCGTTGAACAGGTTGTGGTTCCTGGTGTGTTGCCAAAAGATGTGTGGCTTGATGTTTCGTTGCAGGCATCCGCAACGAATGTCAGTGATGTGGTTGCTGTTGTTTTTAGTAATGATGTTCAAAATAATTATGTCGATGTGAATAGTCGTCAACATTATTTTGTGAAAATTGCGAGTATTGATGTTGCTGGTGTGGTCTCTGATATTCGTAATAGTCAGCAGGTTGGTGCTTCTGTTTTACAATTTGTTTTAGATACTATGCCGGATAAGGCAAGTGCGGCAGATGTTGTTGCTGGAACGAATGATGTTGATTTTGTGACGCCTAAGACCGGTGGTGACCATTATTATCATCCTGGGAATAAACCAACGGCTGACGATGTAGGGGCGTATCATCCAGGCTATAAACCTACTGCTGATGATGTGGGTGCTATTGCGAATACGCCAAGTGTGGCGCTGTTGGGTGATATTACCCTAAACAATAGTAATCATATAAAGGTTAAAGATGTTGGCGGTGTGGCACGTAATATTTTGACGGTAGATGTCAATGATAAAACTGTTGTCGGTAATTACGGTATGACAACAAAAGTTATTGGCAATGGTTTTGAATATAATGATGGTGTTGAATCAAGGGAGATTTATCATTCTGGTAATCTGCCGCCATCACAAGTGCTTGTAGGAACTATTCAAGCATACGGTGGTGATGTGCAGCCGCAAGGCTATATATTTTGTAACGGGACTTTTTTGAGTAGAACGTTATATGCTGATTTGTTTGCCATAATAGGTACTTTTTTTGGTGATGGTGATGGCGTTAATTCTTTCAATATTCCAGAGCTTCGTGGTGAGTTTTTGAGAGGTCTTGATTCTTTTCGTGATGTTGATTCTGGTCGTGTTCTTGGGTCTTTTCAAGCGGATGAGTTGAAATCTCACAACCACGAAACCCAGTCCAACAGTAATGACGGCAGCAGCACTTCAGGTTTTCAGGACGGCGTAACCTATAATGGAAGGTTTGTGCAAACTTCGGCTTTTGGTGGTTCAGAGACAAGACCAAGAAACGTCGCTGTAAACTATATTATTAAATACTAACGGGTAAATATGATGAAAGTTTATAACTTTAATGCTGCGACAAAAGAATACTATGGTGATTCTGATGCACCTATTGATTTTTTGAAAACACAGGCTGATCAAGAAATTCGTTTTAATCTTCCTGCTAGTGCAACCTATGTTGCACCACCAGCGGTTGGAGTAGATGAGGTGGCAGTGTTTGAAAATGATGAATGGACGTTACATGAAACTCACGTTGGAAAAGTGGTTTATGATGTTTCAACAAGAGAACCAAAACAGATTCTTAGTCGTGGGCCGGTACCTGACGGTTACACGTTAACGCTACCACCAAAATCATATAGTTCATGGGGTGGTTCTGAATGGGTGACAAGTGAGCTTGATGGGGTTTTATTAGAGATACCTAATAAAATACTTGATATTAAAAACGCAGCAGAGCAAGAGATTATTGCTGGTTTTTCATCGAATGCATTGGGTTCAATTCACCAGTATCAAAGTACAAGAGATGATCAAAGAAACTTGATGCGTGCAGTGTTTTCAAATTCGGATAGGCCGTGGCGTTGTGTTGATTCATTGGGTGTTGATGAAT